GGCGCTCCGACGGGCGGCGTGGTGCCGTCTGGCCGCCATTGCCGCCTTCTAATCGTGGCGCCGGTGTCAGTTAGTGTTGCCATATTATTCTTCTCCTTTGTTTTGTTTAAGTTCCACCACATCCACCCGCGCCATAAACTCATTGAGCTGCCCCACGGCAAACTCCAACAGCAACCGGCTGCCCGATGCGCGGGCGGCGGCGTAAGCTTCGATCAGTTCGGCAAGTTGGGGTTTCATGTTAGGCGTTGGCAATGGTTGTGACGGTTCCGCTACTGCCGCGATATTTGAGGGCACCGCTCTCAACGTAGAGGACGCCGCCGCCAGATGGGTTAGTGCTTGGAGCGGTGCTGCAATTTCCGATTCCAATGACGCCGCCGCCGCTTCCGAATTGATTCGTTGTGCCAATGCCCAAATTGCTACCGAACCCCGGCCCTAAAACCAGTGGCCTTACAGACGTTCCCGGCTTTGCGGCTTGAATCCACGAATAGTCGCTACCGCTTACGCCAAACATCAGCTTTTCGTCTGTGTTGGCTCCGGTGCCGGTTGTTATCTGAAATATGCCATCGGTTCCTGACCCAGCGTATGGCTCTGAATCGCCAGTTGCGGATAAGCGCGTCAGAGGCGTCGTTGTCCCAATCCCCACATTCCCGCTGCCGTCGATGCGCATGCGTTCGGTTGTTCCATAACCAAAAGCCAGAAAATCATTACCGAATGTCCCAGCCTCAATGTAGGCGCGAGGATTTGCTGGGTCGAAGGCGAACTGAATGATGGCGCTATTGGGTGATCCACTTGTTCCGGTGCCGTCGCCGTTTTGAATAAGTAGCCCAACCTTGGAACTTTGGGCTGCTGCTGGGGCTGCTACAACTACTGTGTGAAACTTTCTTGCTGGCGATGTTGTTCCGATCCCCACATCCCCGTTGGCGTCGATACGCATTCGCTCTGTTGGCGTATCCAAACCGGCTGCCTTGTCCGCGGTGAAAAACTTGAGCGCAAGATCACGTGAGCCAACGCCGCCCGTGCTTCCATAAGAAATCCGGCCCGAATACCTTTTGCTGACATCAGCGCCCGGCCATCCAGAGCTAAAGGTTGCGCCAAAATCAATCGACGCCTCCCTTCCAAGTGCGCCGTCCGCGACTCCGATGGCCAAGAGTGTGTTGCTACCCGCGGCTGTTCCGCCACGTGCGTCAATCACACAGGACGGACTCGTCGTCCCAATCCCCACATTGCCAGTAGTCACAACATTCTGGCTCCCAAAATTCGGCGCAATCTTTGTTCCGGCAATGGCTGCGGTCGCGCTGACATCGGCGTTGACGATCTCGCTGACGGTGCGGGCGGAATTCAACTTAGTCGGGGTCACGGTATCCCCAGAGGCGAATGTGTAATTATAGGAGGCCATAGTGGTTATGCTGCTGATCGGGTTTCGGTCGGAGGCAAGGACTTGGGCGATGCCTCGATGGATGCCGAGCGGATCTCCGGTCGGCCGTTGGATGTTTCGTAAATGACTTCGGCGCTGTGCGCTTTGTAGCGCACTGGCGTCTTCATATTGTAGTCCTCGGGTCCAGCGGCGGTGTTGGTTAAGGTGCCGACGATGGTTTCGGTATCGGGGTTGATCGTGCTGATCTTTGTCGTCACGCTGGCGCCTGCGGGAATGACGACATCGGCGATGGTGCGGAGGAAGCGTTTGCTGTGCATGTCGCCGAAATCGTAGCGGCGGGTCTTGATGCTTCCGGTGATGGGGCTGGTGCCAGCGTTGACTGCGTTGTCATCCAGTGCGGTGTCCTCTTGCTCTAGCAGATAGAGGTTACCGGAGCGCGGGACCGAGAAGACGCGGCGCTGGTTGTCGTAGGTGCCGACGAGGATCTGGTTGACGCTGGCGCTGGACGGATAGATGTCGCGGTATTCCCAAGTGTCCGTTAAGGCGTTCCATGCGACGACGAGCTGGTTGCCGTCGAGCGGGTCGGCGCTGGTTGGGAGGGCAACGAGATAGCGGTTGCTGTGCCAGATGGCGAAGGCGGACTTGTCTACGCGAGACTGGACGACTTGGCTGAAGAGATCGGCGATGGGTTCGGAGAGCGGTTTGGTGTCGCCACGGACTTTGAGGTCGAGGGCGCGGTCTAGGCGGTAGATGCCTGCGTCCGACAGGAAGAAGACAAAGTTACCGGCGGTGACGATGGTGTTCCTTGCGCTGCACCCGATCTCGTTGGTCAAGAGCGTTAGCTGTGAGACCGGAGTGTCTACGCTGAAGTCGCTGCCGTCGGTGGAGGCAAATTGATTGAGCGTGGCGAGCCAGATGCTTTTGCGGCCGAAAACGAGGGCTTGGCCTTCGACCCATGGGTGAATTGCCACAATGCGGTCATCACCACCTGCGCCTGCGCGGAAGCTGTTCCAGAACGGATCGTAGAGGTCGGGATCGAGAACGTCGCTGATCGCCACGGTGTCGCGGTTTTTGGCGAACCAAAGCCGGTTGTTGTGGTAGGCCGCCCAGCCGGTGCTCGGCATGGTCGTGTAGGTGACGCCTGCGGCCGGAACGCCTGCGGTGGCGCGGGTGAAGTTGCCGCTGCCGCCGTCCCAATAGATCGGCGGTTTGACGCGTCGGACTTTGATGCCAGCGGCAGCGTGGGTCGCGGTGCCGGTTGGGACGGTAATCGTGAAAGAGTCTGTAGCGATACCAGTAATGTCGTATTCGTGGCCGTCGAAGGCGGGCGTTGTGCTGCCCTCGATGCGGACGCGGGCGCCCTGCGGATAGCCGTGGGCGGTGACGTTGACTGTGGCCGTGGCGGTGCTGACCGTTATGCCGGATGCCGTGGTTAGCTGAGTGTCCCAAATTTTGGCATGGTCATTTTTCTCTGCCGTTGTTCCTGTCGTGATCGTCCTTGCGGCTTCGCGGAGGATATAGAGGCGGTCGAATGCCTGCACCACCGAGACAGTGTCGGTGCCTTCGATTGTCTCTGAGGGGCTTGTCGGATACGTTTTGACCACCGGCGACTGGCCTTGGCGGTAAAGCGTGGCGCTTGAGCTTCCAGCCAGAACGATAAATTCCGCTGCGTTCTCGTAATTTTGAGACGCAAAAACACCGGCCGCATACAATCCGCCTGAGTAAGAGTCTTTAACCTCAGGTCCGTTGTTGGCGACCATAGTTCCAGTGGCGTCTGCCGCTGGCGTTCCAGACATGGTGTAGCGGAATTCGTTGGTCGTTACTGTCCCGATAACAAAGTCACCATTGTAAAGAGGATCTGTCGCTCCGCGTATATTGATCTGGTCTCCTTCAACAAAACCGTGGGCATTGCACGTCACAATAGCTGTAGTTGTGCTGCGGGTGATCGAGGTGACGGCAACGTCGGTGCCGAGGGTGAAGTCAAGAGTCAGCGGGGCGCCGGTCGTGCCGATCGTGTCGGTGAGGCGCTTGCTGCCTTTGCGGGTTTGCGCAACTCCGCGATCAAGGCGCATGTTGACGCTGTCTTGCAACATGCCCGCCGGAAGGGTCAGCGGGTTCAAGCGAGAAGCGAAGCCGATGAAGCCGTTGTCGCCGTCGCGTTGGACTGGACTCTCTAATGCCATTAGAGGATAGGGCTGAGACTTGAGTGTGAGACTTGAGTGATATTGCTCCGGCGGTCATAGACCGCCGCTACAGCATTACTCAGGTTTCCAGTTTCAAGTTTCATACTTAGTTCAACGCGGCTTTTAGCCGGGTCTTGAATCGGGCGGCGTCGCCCGGGGAGATGTCGGTTTTGCGGGTTGGGGCGACTTGTTGGTGGGTGATGACGAGGTTTAGGGGGATGTTCCACTTCTTCATGCGGGGGACGAGGTATTCTAGGGCGCTGTTCATCGCGGCTTCGCCGAGGGGGTCTTCGTAGGTGTTGCCTTCCCAGGCGACGCCGAGGCTCCAGCTATTCAGGTCGGGGCGGCCGTGCCAGTTGCTGCGGCCGGCGTGCCAGCAGCGGTCGGTGTCGTTGGCGAAGACGGTGCGGCGGCCGTCTCTGGCGATGAGGACGTGGTAGCTCACTTTAGCGGCGGGGTTGGTGATCCAGGCGCAGCTGCCGTGGTAGCTGCCGTCCGAATGATGCAAGACAACGGCTTCCGGTTTGATGCGGTGGGCTTGTTTGTTCGGCGTGCTGAGTCGGCGCTCGTCGTAGGTCGTCAGCGGTGGCTCGACGGTGAAGCTCGGCCTGGATGCGGAGACATAACTCGGCAAGGCCGGCGCTGGGGTAGCGTCGGATTTCTTGCCAAAGATTCTCTTGAGCCAGGTCCACATGGGTTATTTCGCGTGACCCTTGGGCGGGGGATTGACGGTGACGGTGGCTTGTTGCTTGAGGAAGTCGTAGCCAACCGTCACGCATCCGCTGCCCATGAGGGCGAACCCGGTGAGCAGGATGAGGGCGGCGATGGCTTTGATGGTTTTGCTTTTCATCGGCGTGACGGAGTTTTCAGTTGGCAGTTGGCAGTATCAGTTGGTCGCCGCGGCGACCTGTCTCGCAGACTCGGCTGGCAGACTGAACACTGAATCACTCGCGTGTTAGAGGCGTGCCGTGCCGTCTTTCGCTACCACTAATCCCCATGCAGCCATGAGGCTGGCGGCGATGAGGCCGATGTCGGGGATGGTGCCGGTGGCGAGGAATTCTTTGGCGCCGGTCGCCAGGGCGATGAGGGCGGTCAAGATTCCGATGGTCGTTGTTTTCCAGTTTCTCATATTATTTCAGTTCCTTCCGTTTCTTTTGAATGTCGTGCAGGACGCTCACAAGAGTCGCCAAGCCGACCAAAATACCGATGCAAAGACCTGCAACACGCAGGGTTGTTTCAAGGTGTGGCAACATAGAAAAGACAGACGAGCCAATGGATGTGACGGTGCCGACAACGCCCTTCTCGGTCGTCGTCATGTGATAGTGCCACGAGGTCATAGCCACACCCTCCGCTGCTGCGCTGGCGTGACGCTGTAGGTCGGTGCCGGATCGGGCCGGTCGTCGGTCACGCGGAGGTTTAGGTGCCAGCCGTCCAGCAGCGTGCTGACCGGATTCTCGGGGTCGCTGTTGTCGGTGTCTGCCAGCACACCCACCGGATCGAGCGCATAGCCTTCTCCGCTGGTCTGCCATCCGGTTTCGCTGTCGTAGTAATCGGCCAGTGCGGTCTGGGCCGTGGCTTCACTGGGGAATTTGTAGAGGTAGTCTTGCATGTTACGTCGTGAGTTGTTGCAGCAGCGTGTTGCTCAATCGGCGGGGGTAGTAGGCGATGCGGCGGATGTGGCCGTTGAGGAAGAACTGACCGTTAGTTGAGGCCAAGCAGCCAACGCCAAAATGACTTAACGTATCCGCTGGAGTTCCAGAAGTGTCTGCGGTTCCAAGCGTGCCGTTTTGGGCAGCTTGAAAATTGTCCGAAGCATAACCGCCGCAGTTTCTGTAGACAGTGTTTGCCGCGGCAGAAGCAAAACTAATACTTGCAACTGTTGACCCCGCGTTGTTTTGGTAAATGAACCGGTTTGTTGTTGGGGTTCCGCCGTCGTTTTCTAATCCACCATAGCGAGCCGTGTTTATTGGGTCAAAAAACATGGCCACCTTGCTATTGGCGGTCATCTGAAATTTTGAAAACTCGCCAAAGAGGGTTCCCTCGCCCTGATTATAGAACGACGAGATCGGCGTGACTCTTGCGAAGTCCGCTGCGCGGGTGGCGGCGGCGGATGTCGTCGGGATGTAGCTGGTGGCGAAGGCGCCTTGCTCAAGCTGCGGGGCGGCTATGCGGAGGGTGAAGTCGTATGCGACTCCGTTAGAAATCGAAACACGGATAGTAGGGGTAACCCTTGCGGTGGTTGCATCTGTAAGCGTGCGCGTGTGCGAAAATCTTTGAAGCGACGCTGTTAAGGATGGGGCCGCATTTAGGTTGCCACTAGTAACAAAAGTTCCGTCCGCAAGACCTTCTCTTACTCCGATTTGTAAATCAGGAACTGTTCCCGCTATGAGCGCAACGTATGCCGAGTGAGTCCACACTTGGCTGGAAGAAGCTGTAATGGCCGTAAGCCCCTCTGGGTCAAAAAAGTTTTGAACGGTGGCGGTGGCTGTTCCGACAAACCGCACGTCGACATACGAAAGACCATTGGCGCTTCCGAGTGAAATTGTTCTCGTCAGTCCGTTAGCGTTTCCAGAGACGTTCCAGTTGGACGGGCCAGTTCCCGCGCTTCCGGCCACAGCCCCACCAGCCTGCGAGTTGCGGATGCTGTTGGTTCTGGCCTCCTCGATGAGAAGCCCGCGTGACGCTCCGGTCGCGGGGTCGTGGTCGAAGCGTGGCGTGTCGTTGGCGGCAGTTTGCAGGGTGCCGTTGGCGTCGAAGTAGGTGGCGTTCGATGCCCGCGTGAAGGTGATCGCAGGGCCGGTGCCGTTGTTTAAGGTCTTCTCACCGGCAAAGTCGCGGCTGAAGGTCGGGCGCGCGATGGCGGCGCCGGACCCAGCGTTCAGCAACAATGTCGGGGCTAAAAGCATTAGGCGGTGTAGGCGATGACTCGGCCGCTGTGCAGGTCGAGGGCGGTGAACTTGCCGAAGAGGATAGTGCCTGCCGGGATGACGGGGGCGCTGGCGTCGGTGGTGTTCGCAATGTCGGCGATGTTGCCGGTCAAGGTGTGGAACTTGGCGTCGGCGAGGACTTGCACGGCGAGCCAG